GTTTGGATTATACTACCACGATCAGGAACAAACGTCTGTTTACACAGGTCAATATACTGATATAAATGCAAAGGTTTTAGGACAGATCAGATTTAAGTTTTAATCATCTCTTAAATCTTATAAATAGTCTTGTAAAACTAAGGATTTAAGATGGCAGAACCAGCAACAAGAGAAACACTTAAACAATATGCTCTAAGGGCATTAGGTAAGCCAGTCATTGAAATTAACGTAGATGACGACCAATTAGAAGACAGAATAGACGAAGCAGTACAATTCTTTCAACAATATCACTATGATGGTATTAAAAGAACATACTTAAAATACAAGTTAACTGCTGCTGATAAAACAAGATTATCAGCAATCAATCCTGCTACTGAAACGGCAACTCAAAGTGGTGTATCTACAACTTGGTACGAAGATAACAATTATCTTGTAGTACCGTCTAGTATTATTTCAGTAATTAACATTTTTCCATTTTCAGATAAAGGCAATCTAAACTTATTTGATGTAAGATACCAATTAAGATTAAATGACTTGTATGACTTTTCTTCAACGTCTGTAATCAATTATGATATTGTATTAAGACACTTAGACTTTTTAGATCACATATTAGTCGGTGAAAAACCATTAAGATTTAATCAACACGAAAATAGATTATACATTGATATGGATTGGACAAATGATTTATCTACAGATGAGTGGTTAGTAATTGAAGCATATCGTAAACTTGATCCTGCAACATATACAGATGTATGGAATGACATTTATTTAAAGAGATACACAGTACAATTATTTAAAAAACAATGGGGTGCTAATCTATCTAAGTTTAATGGAGTTACAATGGTCGGCGGTGTAACTTTAAATGGTCAACAAATTTACAGCGAAGCACAATTAGAAATAGATAAACTAGAAAAAGAAATTAGAGAATCATACGAATTAAATCCGACATTTATGATAGGATAATGCTATGCCAGTTAATCATTACTTTCAAGGTGGCAACGGCATTGGTAATCAAAACGAAAAAAGACTATACGAAGATTTAATAGTTGAAGGTCTTAAAATTTACGGCCACGATGTTTATTACCTGCCACGTACACTAGTTAATAGAGATTTAATCTTAGGAGAAGATACAACTTCTCGTTTTGATGATTCTTGGTTAATAGAAATGTATGTAGAGTCAACTGAAGGATTTGCTGGTTCACAAGAATTAATATCTAAATTTGGATTAGAGATTAGAGAAGACACTACATTTATGGTGTCTAAACGTAGTTGGGATTATCACGTAGGACAAAAAGATAGTTTGATTGCTCAAGGACGACCTAACGAGGGTGATATTATTTACTACCCTTTAATGAATAGTTTTTTTGAAATTCAATTTGTTGAAGATCAGGAACCTTTCTTTGCATTAGGACAATTACCAGTTTACAAATTAAGAGTAACACGTTGGGAGTACAGTTCGGAAGAATTAAATACTGGATTGACTGCTATAGATACTGCTGAAGATACTTATACTTTAAATACTTTAAAATACAAATTTACTTTAGAAAGTGGTCAAGTTGCATTAGACGGTGAAGGTTCAATACAATTAGAACAAGGTTATTCGACTGGTGAACCTGCGTTCTTATTAAACGAAGAATATACAGAAGCTGCTATACAAACACAATCGAAATATGCTTCAAATACAGATTTAGATACTGAGGCAGGATTTGATACTGCTTCAGCACTTGATGATATATTAGACTTTACAGAAAGAAATCCATTTGGAGATGAGGATAGTTAATGTTAGGAAATAGATTTTATAATCAAAGTTTTAGAAAACTTATTATTGCATTTGGGCAAATCTTTAATAACATAGTTATTCAAAGAACAAATAGCACAGGCGGTGTAACTGCTAGAATAAAAGTACCTCTTGCATATGCACCAAAAGAAAAGTTTTTAGTCAGATTAGATCAACAAGCAAATTTAGAAAGCAGAGAATTTGCAACAACATTACCTCGTATGGGATTTGAAATTACAGGTCTGTCATATGACGCAAGTAGAAAATTAACAAGAGTTCAAAAATATTCTAAAGTTAAATCGGGTGAAGATGGTCAAAAAATGAATTACAATTATACACCTGTTCCTTATAACATTGGTATGAATTTATATATTTTTACTGCTACTGCTGAAGATGGATTACAAATTGTAGAACAAATATTACCATACTTTCAACCAGATTATACGGTAACTATAAATGCTGTACCTGATTTAAATATTAAAAGAGATATACCTATCATTATAGGAAATATACAATACGAAGATACTTATGATGGTGCATTTACACAAAGACGTGCTGTAATATATACTATATCATTTACAGCAAAAACTTATCTATTTGGTCCAATGAACAATCAAAAAGTTATCAAAGAAGTTCAAACAGATATTGGTACAGATACAGATTCTCCATTAACAAGAGAAGAAAGAATTGTGATTGTACCTAATCCATCAAGTGCTGACGCAGATGATGATTTTGGATTTACAACTACAATTAGTTTTTTTAATGATGGAAAACGATATGATCCAGAAACAGGAAATGATACATAATGAGTAAATTAGAAGATAGAGTCAATGAAATATTAGGTATAGAATCTAAACCACCTGTAGAACAAAAAGAATTTAAACCTTTAGTTCCTCGTGTTGAAGAAAAAGACAAAGGTGATGTAGATAATGATTACAAGTATAGTAGAGAGAATTACTATAATCTAATTGAAAGAGGACAAGAGGCAATACAAGGTATATTAGATATTGCAAAAGAAGGACAACATCCTCGTGCATACGAAGTTGCAGGACAACTTATAGGTCAAGTTGCAACTACTGTAGATAAACTACAAGACTTACAAAAAAAATTAAAAGATTTAAAAGAAGTTCCTAATAAGACAAGTGCGAATATAAAAAATGCTCTATTTGTTGGTTCTACAGCAGAATTACAAAAGATGTTGAAAAAAAATGATGAAAGTTCTAAAAGCAAAACAATCACACCCGAAGAAACAGATATTTCAAATTAGTGATTTGGCTTACATAAAGTCAATGACACCACTAAAAGAATTATTAGACGGAGAAGAAATGTTACATCCTATTCAAATATACAAATATACTGTTTCAACTGAACAAAGATATGGTGCAGGTGGAGTTCCATATGTAGAAAAACAATGGAGTGTATATAAAGGTAGTCAACGTGTACAGGCTGCAATACGATTAGGGTACACACATATAGAAGGAATTATAGTAAATGAATGACGCATATTTAGGAAATCCTAATCTTAAAAAAGTAAATACACCACAAGAATATACTGCTGAACAAATTGCAGAATTTAAAAAGTGTGCAGATGATCCTATTTACTTTATGGAAAAATATATTAAAATTGTATCGTTAGATGAAGGTCTTGTACCTTTTAAAATGTATAACTTTCAAAAGAAGATTGTAGATACTATTCATAATAATAGATTTACTATTTGTAAACTACCAAGACAATCAGGTAAATCAACAACAACAATTTCTTATTTAATGCACTTTGCATTATTTAATCCAAATTCAAACATTGCCATATTAGCAAACAAATCATCTACTGCTAGAGATATATTAGGACGTTTACAACTTGCCTATGAAAATTTACCTAAGTGGTTACAACAAGGTGTTATAAACTGGAACAAAGGTTCAATAGAGTTAGAAAACAAATCTCAAATTATTGCTGCTGCTACTTCTTCATCTGCTATTCGAGGAGGTTCATATAACATTATATTCTTAGACGAGTTTGCTTTCGTACCTACAAACATTGCCGAATCATTTTTTAGTTCGGTATATCCTACTATCTCTGCTGGTAAAAATACAAAGATGATTATTGTATCTACACCTTATGGTATGAATCAGTTTTACAAATTATGGACAGACGCAGAAACAAAAAGAAACGATTATGTTCCTATTGAAGTACATTGGTCAGAGGTGCCTGGAAGAGATGAAGAATGGAAAGAACAAACAATTAGAAATACCTCACCTGAACAATTCCAACAAGAGTTTGAATGTGAATTTTTAGGTTCAGTTAATACGCTTATATCACCAGCAAAAATAAAAACAATGCCGTATTTTGAACCTATAAAATCAGCAGGTAGTGTAGATCAGTTTGAAGAACCAATTAAGGGTCGTACTTATGTAATTACAGTTGACGTTGCAAGAGGAGTTGATAAAGACTATTCTGCTTTTGTTGTCTTTGATGTTACACAAATGCCATTTAAGGTTGTTGCATTATATAAAAACAACGAAGTCAAACCATTTATCTTTCCTAATATAATAAGTGAGATTGCATTAAGATATAATCAAGCACATATATTAGTAGAAGTCAACGACATAGGTCAACAAATATCAGAAGCACTAAACTTTGAAATAGAGTATCCTAATCTTATGATGTGTACACAAAAGGGTCGTGCAGGACAGATACTTGGTGCAATGTATAGTGGTCGTGGTTCGTCTTTAGGTGTTCGTATGACTAAACAGATCAAAAGAGTGGGTTGTGCTAATTTAAAGACGTTAATAGAGGGGGATAAACTTCTAACTAACTCTTTTAAGATTATACAAGAGATGTCAACTTTTGCTAAAAGAGGTCAATCTTGGCAGGCTGAAGACGGTGCAAATGATGATTTAATGATGTGTTTAGTTATATTTGGTTGGGTATCTAATCAAGGTTATTTTAAAGAATTGACTAATCAAAATGCACGTCAGCAAATGTATGTGGAACAACAGAAATTAATTGAAGAAGATATGGCCCCATTTGGATTTATAGATGATGGTATCAATACAGATCCAATGAATGAGGAAACTGTAGATGAGTATGGAACAAGGTGGGTGCCTGTTGTCCGTAAGAACCATTAGTGCAATTTATAGTAATTATAAATAGAAGTA